GCATATAGTACTATGACTATATCGAGTTGTCAACACTTTTTTGAAAAATTTTTCTGAACGGTGGATGCATAGAGAAGTGAGAGCCACTTTTTATATGATGTGCGTATGGCTGATATTAATTACGATGCAATAAAAACTGAATATCTATCGAGTGATGTGTCACTACGTTCTTTATCCAGGAAATATGGTGTTTCTATAGCTGCTCTATCTAAGAAAGCTAAAAAAGATGGATGGGAAACAGTAAAAGAAACAATTAGAAGCAGAAGCGAACAATTGACTATAGAAAAGGCTATAGACACTCAGGTAAGCATAGCAGATAAATGCTTGAACATTGTCAACATAATGGTAGACAAGATATCACAAGCAGCAGAGTTATGCGAGCCTACTGACACAAGAGCGCAGAAGGACATCATATCGATGGTTGATGATCTCAATCAGATGGGAGCATTCGCCTTTGATGGTGCTACGAGTCGCAACAACATCACCGTTGAGTTTATCGGTATGGACGACAGCTACGGAGTATAGCCTATGAGAATCACTATAGAAGAGCCTAACGAGAGACAGAAAGCTGCTCTCAGGGATCAACACAAGATTGTCGGCTATGGTGGCGCAAGAGGCGGTGGTAAGTCCTGGTTAATTAGAGCGAAAGCAACGATCCTGTGTGGCAAATATGCAGGAATACGAACAATGATTGTCAGAAAGACATATCCTGAACTGATAGAAAACCACGTTAAGCCTCTAAAGAAATTACTTCATATAGGCGAAGAGGGATGTCCAATCAAATACAACGACTCCAGGAAGGAAATCACGTTCCCTAATGGAAGTGTAATCCTACTCAGATTTTGCTCAAATGAAGCCGATTGTGACCGCTTTCAGGGACTTGAGATCGACACTCTATTTCTTGACGAAAGTACGCAGTTAACGGAAGAGATGATCAAGAAATTGACCGCCTGTGTCAGAGGTGTAAACGACTTCCCTAAGAGGATATATATGACCGCCAATCCTGGTGGAGTCTCTCACGGTTTCCATAAGCGCATATTCCTCGATAAACAGTACATTGACGGAGAGAATCCTGACGATTACTCGTTCCATATGGCGTTGGTCACGGACAACTATGCATTAATGCGTGAGAACCCTGACTACATCAAACAACTTCAGGCACTCCCTGAGCAGCTTAGAAAAAGTTGGCTTGAGGGGGATTGGTCGGTGTTTCAGGGTGCATATTTCTCCGAGTTTAGAGAGAGACCTGACGTGACCGAATGTATGAAGCACAACGTATCCGTAGAGGATGCTCGTGAGCAAGGACTATGGACACACGTTATCGAGCCTTTTGAGATACCGCCAACGTGGAATGTCTTTCGATCTTATGATTGGGGATACGGTAAACCGTTCGCAATGACTTACTATGCTATGCCACCAGGAGACGATACCGCCTATATGATCTTAGAGGTGTACGGATGTACGAACACTCCCAATGAGGGCATTCATTGGACTAATGAACAGCAGTTTGCGTACTTCCGTGAACTTGAAGATACCCATCCGTGGCTTAAGGGCAAGAGGATCACAGGTGTAGCCGATCCGTCTATATGGGATGGCTCAAAGGGCATAAGCGCAGCCGACACAGCAGATAAGTATCAGATATGGATGCAACCAGGAGTGAATGATCGCATTCCTGGTTGGCTTCAGGTAAGAGAACGTCTCAAGTTCGACTCAGATGGTCGAGCGAGACTATACATATTCAGCACTTGTAAACACACGATAAGAACGATTCCTTTGCAGATGTTTGATGAACACCGTGTAGAGGATTGTGACAGTTCATTAGAGGATCACATAGAAGACTCGATCAGGTATTTTTGTATGCTTAATCCTGTCTCTGTGGCTATTCCTGAAGAGAAATACGCACCTATTTCCGATCCTCTGAATCAGTACAGTAAACCTAAATCGATGATAAGGAGATATTAAAGATGGCAAGACGTAAACAGAACGTGCCTGAGACAGCGCAGAAGCCTCAAACAGAGCCTATTTCGCCTGATGTGGTAAATGCTTCGCCTCTCGATAAAATCGCTTTAAATAAGGCTTCAGCAGAAAGCGGTCAGATGATGATGGCAAAGGCTATCGGAGAGAAAGAGGTGATGAAGTTTACCGAGATTCTCAACAAGTATAAGTCAGGCAAGGCAAACCTTGAGCGCAAGTTGATTCAGAATGAAGAGTTTTGGAAGCTGCGCCAATGGAGATACTCAGAGAACACCGATCATAGAGATTTCAATCCTGCTACAGGGTGGTTGTGGTCGTGCATTCAGAGCAGATATTCAGACACTATGGATAGCTACCCGACCTGCAACTTTCTCCCTCGCCAGGAAGATGACAAAGATGAGGCAAGAAAGCTGAGTGAGATCGTACCTGTCATTCTTCAGCAGAACAAGTACGAGGAAACCTACTCAGACATAGCTTGGTATACCCATAAACAGGGTGGCAATGTGCAAGGAATCTTTTGGGATGCTCAAGCACACAATGGTCTCGGTGATATCAAGATCAAAAAGATCGATTTGCTTAACCTCTTTTGGAAGCCAGGAATCACTAATATACAGGATTCTGACTATGTCTTTGTGACAGAACTTGTGGATAACGACATCCTTGAGCAGAACTTCCCACAGACCGAAGGGAAGCTGTCAAGTGGCAAGACAATCAACGTATCTAAGTACATCTATGATGACCGGGTTGACACCACAAACAAGTCTGTCGTAGTGGACGTGTACTATCACAAGAACATTAATGGCAAGAAGACCTTACAGTATGCGAAATATGTCAATGCGATTGTACTTTACGCAACCGAGAACGACACCGAACAGCCTACTACCACACAGATCGATCCTATGACAGGAATGCCTATAACAATTCCTACAGGAGAATCTATTGCGACAAGGGGATTATATGATCACGGAATGTTTCCATTCGTCTGTGCTTCACTCTACCCGATTGAGGGATCACTTATCGGTTATGGACTCACCGACATTGGCAAAGATACACAGATACAGATAGACATCCTGAGCAAGGCAATCAACCAAAATGCGGTGGTAAACAGCAAGCCTCGATTCTTTATCCACGGTGACGGATCGGTCAACGAGGAAGAGATGCTCAACGAGGAAAAGGTACTCATTCACGTTGCAGGAAGTGTGGACGATCTCCACATAAGACCTATTCAGGCTAATCCATTAAGCGGCACATACGTTGAAGAACTTCAGCGCAAGATAGAGGAACTCAAGTTTATTACCTCTAACCAGGATGTACACAACGGTGGCACTCCATCGGGGGTAACCTCGGCTTCAGGTATAGCGGCACTCCAGGAAGCCTCGGGTCGCAATGCGAGATCATCGAACCTTGTATTCCACCGTCAGTTCAGAGAGGTATGCGAACAGGTTGTCGAGTTGATCAGACAGTTCTACACCGTACCTCGTACATTCAGAATTGCTCCTGATGTATTCACCAACTATAGCAACGAGGGATTGGTAGAACAACAGCAGAACATTAACGGTATGGATATGGGATTGAGACTCCCTGTATTCGATATCGATATCACCTCTGAAAAGGCATCTCCCTACAAGAAGATGGAGAGAAACGAACTTGCGCTTAACTTCTACAACCTCGGCTTCTTTAACGCACAAATGGCAGATCAGGCATTGTGTTGCCTCGAAATGATGGACTTCGACAAGAAGGATGATGTTATCAAGATTGTTCAGCAGAACTCTATGACTCAGCAGTTGCTGTTGCAGTTTGAGCAGATAGCACTTCAGCTTGCACAGAAGCACGAGCCACAGATGGTAGAGCCTATAGCACAGGCAGTAATGATGGCAGGACAGCAGACAGGACAGCCTATGCCACAGGGAACAGGCGAAGTTAACTTAGACGGTAGCACAGAAGAACATCCCTTTGTAGAAAGATCAAGACAGCAGGCTCGTGCTGCTACACAGGTTGAATGATACACGTTAACAGAAACGGATTAACCGTGAAGATAACAGGACACGCAGAGAGTGCAGAGAAGGGTAAAGACCTGATCTGCGCTTCTGCATCGA